TGGGCGGCGGAGAACAACGACGCGGCCCTGCCGGAAACCGACCTGACCACCTGCGGAGACGGATGGAAGCCCATCGTGGATAGCAACGGCGACCAGGTTTACGTCGATGCAATGGACGGAATCAAGTTCACCAACGAGAAACCGCAGCATGGACGTGCCAACTTCGAGAGTTGGGAAGATGTGCGGATGGAATGTTGGAGCGACCAGCTTATGGAACTGGGCTTGTTTGCTGGTGAGGGCGAGGCGGTCTGTGCTGTGGACGCGACGGAGGGTGAATACCTTCCGGATCGGGGCGGCCGCTGGGGCGATGGCGGCAACGCTGGCCTGTTCGACTTGAGCCTCGCCGATCCGCGCAGCGATTCCAACTGGGACATCGGGGGCCGTTCCGCTTATTTCAAGAAACGCTGAAAGCTGTTCGCTGATAA